ACGATGATGCGTTCCAAGATGGCGTTGGGCCAGGCGATCGGCTTGCGCCACGAGGTCGACATTCTGCGCAAGCTGGCGCTGGGGCACGACCGCAACGCCAACCGCCTCGAGTTTGCCCCGCTCGCGACGGTCGCCCACTTATTGCAACGAGTTATGGAGATAGAAAAGCGCCTTGGTGGAGAGGCGCCGTGACAAAATTAAGTCTTCATCAGGGGGCCTACCAGGCGCGCTCGCCGATCGCCAATGCGCAGGTCTGCATCAATCTCTATCCGGAGTCGAACCCGCAGGACGCGCCGTTCCCGGTGACTCATTATCCCGGGCCGGGCCTGACCCTGCTGTCGGATTTCAGCAGTCAATTTACCGGCTTTGTCCGCGGTATTTACGAAACTTCCAACGGCGCGATCGTTATCGTCATCGGCACAAACGTGATCAGTTGGCATGGCCCCGGAAACACGAGTTCGTCCTATGTGTTTCTCGGCAATCTGCCGAGCGATACCGGCAAGCCGGTCTCGATGTGCGACAACCAGACCGATCTCGTTATCGTGGACGGGACGCCCGGCGGCGGCTGGTATATTCCGCTGACCTCGATCAACAGCGGAACGATTATCGCGATCAGCGATCCTGCGTTCTACGGCAGCACCAGGGTCGACTTTATCGATACGTTTCTGATCTTCAACTCGCCGGGCACCCCGAGCTTTTACTCGACCACCAGCAATGTGCTGTTGCCGTTCGATCCGACCTATTTCGCCGGCAAGGAAGGCTGGAACGATCTATTGATCTGTGTCGCCGCGCTGCACGACAACATTTGGCTGCTCGGCAACACCACGACCGAAATTTGGTTTAATGCGGGCGGGGCGACATTTCCGTTTGCCCGCATGCCCAATTCGATCCTGCAGCAGGGCTGTGTCGCACCCTATAGCGTCGTCATCGCCGACAATGCGATTTATTGGCTGAGCCAGGATCGCTGGGGCCGCAATTTGATGATGCGCGGCGAGGGCTATTCGGCCAGGCGCATCTCGACCTTTGCCGTCGAGGATGAGTGGGCGACATATCCGACGTTGGAAGATGCGGTCGCGATGACCTATCAGTTGAGCGGCCATGAGATCATCGGTGTCTATTTTCCTACCGGTGCTACCTGGTGGGCCTACGATGCTTCGACCCAACTCTGGCATAAGCGCACCTATAGCGACCTGACGACACCGTGGCTGCCGTTCTGCATGTCGGGATGGGGCGGTGTCGAAGATATTGCTGTAGGAAAGATAAACCAGATCATCGCGGGGGATCGTACCGGGGCGCGGATCTATGGGGTCGACCGCAAGGGCTACACCGATAACGGCGTGGCGATTCACCGGCAGCGCTCCTGGGCGCATGTGCAGGACGACGGCCAGCGCATCTACCACAGCCGCTTTTCGCTGTCGTTTGCGGGCGCCGCGATGTTGCCCGACACGATCAGTCTCGATTGGTCGGATGATGCCGGCCAGACCTACGGCACCGCCGTGCCGCAGACGATCAATAACCAGACCAACGGCCAATATCAGTGGCGCCGGCTTGGCTATGCGCGCGACCGGGTGTACCGCGCCACCTGGTCCGGCAGTGGCGAGCATGCCCTCAACGGGGCGTGGGCGGATGTGACGCCGGGGGCGACATGATCCAGCGCTCCGTCAGTCTCGAGCGCCGGCTCTTAAGCGAGACGGTGCGCCATGCCGGCAGTCTTGCGGTCTTGCGGTTTTATCACGGCACCATGCCGCCATGCTGTGAGTTCGCCGCGGATGGCGAATGGGTCGAGACCGGCAAAGTTAGCGAGGCGACTATTCGAGCGATGGCGACGGGTTCTGCGCCGACGCTGCCAGACGGTGCGGATTATTGGCGGCTCATGGATAACGGCGGCAATGTGGTGATGCAGGGGAATGGCCAATGAGCGCGCCGCCGCCGCGGACGCGGGGCGGTGTTAGCGCGGTGTCGACCGCGGATGGCCGCGCTGCGGCGCAGGGCATGATTGCGCCGATGAACCCATTTGTCGACGCGAGTGGCTCCCTGACCCCGGTCTCGTTCCGCTTTCTCTACAGTCTCTTTTCCCATATCAACCAGTTGCTCGGCACCCCGATGCAGGCCGACGATCCGGTGGCGCGGCAAAGAATTGGCGAGCTTGAGGCGCGCCTCGCCGCGCTCGAGGCTCGGCTGCCGCCATGACCGAACCCCTCGCCCTGGCCCTCGCCGAGGACCCTGACGTCAGTCTGTCGGTCCTGAGCGATATGCGACTGATCATCAACCCGACCGAGATCGCGCGCGCCGGCGAGCACAATTCGGCGCTCTTCCGGATCATCCAGCAGCCGCCCTCGCTCGATGCCTATACCTGCCGCGCCGAGGTGCTGACGGCCGAGGGGACGACCTATCGGCTCGTTATCAACGGCGAATTTCGGCTGACGTTTGATATGGCGGTGGCCGGGATCAACCGGCTTCAGCTGGTTTATTCGGACGGTATCGACGTCACCCGCAAGACCGTGGTCGGCACCTTTCAGGTGCTCCCGAGCGTCAACGCGATCGACGAGGGCAACCCGGATTTTGTCGATGGGCTCGGGCAATTGCGTGCCGCCGTCTTTGCCAATGTGACGCTCACCGAGAACCTGCTCGCGTTTTACAATATCGACATGCACCCGCTCACCTCGGTGATGCTGCCCGCTGGCGGCGGCGGCGGTGTTCCCGAGGTGCCGCCGGTCAATGGTGCCTATGCGCGCACATTTGGCGGCGGGGTGGCGGCTTGGACGGACTTTACTACGCTCGGGGTTGCCGGGCTCTATTCGCCAGAATTTACCGGTGTCCCGAGCGCACCGACCCCGCCCGTGGGTAATTCGACGACGCAGCTCGCCACCACTCAATACGTCTCGCGCGATTTCCTGCCCCGTGCCGGCGGCCAGATGATGGGCCCGCTGATCGCTTCGCCCGGCAGCGGCCTTAGCAATTGCGGCATCGCGATCGGGGATAACGCGACCGGCTTTTACCGCACCGGCAACGTCGTGGTCCCGACCGTGTCGGGCGCGCTGATCATGCAGTGGTTTGTCGATTCGGTGTTTATGGCCGTGCCGCTGAACATGGCGCTGCAGAAGATCACTAACCTAGCCGATGCAACGGCGCCGCAGGATGCGCTCAACCAACGCTCGGGGGATGCGCGCTACCTGCAGCCGTTTGGTGCTGATCAGCGCTACCTGCAGCTGGGCGGCGGGACGCTGACCGGAACGCTAATTACCGCACCCGGTGTCGGGCAGAACAACCTCGGCATAGCGGTCGGTGACGGCAACACCGGGTTTTACCGCGGTGCTGGCGGTGCCGGTGCCGATCTGATGACCCTGGTTGCCGGCTTTCCGATGCTGGTGCTCACGAGCACGCGCGAGGCCGTTATCAACGGCCCGCTGAGCCTCGGGCTCAACCGCATTTCGGCTGTCGCTGACCCGACGGTGGCTTCCGACGTCGCCACCAAAGGCTATGTCGATGGCCAGGCGCTGGCGCGTTCGCTCCTCGTCGAGTTGCCCGGCGATGTGACCTTCACCAGCGCTACCTTTACCAACCTGCTGCCGATCGTCTATGCGATCCCGCGCGGCGGCAATTCGCGAATCATGGTCAGCGTCATCCTCGACTGCTCAACGCCTGGCGAGCAGCAGATCGGTGTTTCGGGTGTGCGTTGCGATGCGCAGCCTAGCGTCGTTCGGCACGGCTGGGTGTATCAGGTCAACGGGGCCTGCACCTCGGTTACGTCGCAGTTCGTCTTTGATGTGGCCGGCACGAGCGTGACCTTCAACGTGCAGTGCGCCAATTTGAGCGCTGGCGCTCCAGGCGGCGCGGCGTCCTGGACGGCGCGGACCGGCTCGCAGGCCGTCGTCCAAGACCTGGGACCACGCTGATGAGACATTTCCAGATGGTCGGCAACTCGGACATGGGACCGCTGCGCCTCGCGCTGCAGACGCACCCGCAGCTCTGGGATCGGCACACCTACCGCACGACATTCGAGGGCACACCGTTTGGCGGGATGAACGACATCCTGCTGCGCTATTCGCGGCCCGAGCGGCACGAGGGTGTGCGCGACGCAGAGGCGCTGGTCGACGATACCGACCTGGTGCAATACCCGGCATGGGGCGCGTTGCCCGAGGCGCACGAGGTGATCTTCAACCTGATGCGGCGGTTTCGGGCGCTCACGCTCGGGCGGGTGATCATTGCGCGATTGCCGCCGGGCGGCCGGATCCTGCCCCACGCCGACAACTACGGCGTCTATGCCATGCAGGAGAACGGTGTGCGGTTTCATGTCTGCGTGCAGGGCCTGCCGGGCTGCCTGTTTCATTGCGGTGATGAAACCATCCAGGCGCAGAGCGATCAGTGCTGGTGGTTCAACCACCGGGAGACGCATAGCGCCGAGAATAATTCGAGTGATGACCGCATTCATCTGCTCGTCGACATGATGACGGGGTAGGCCATGGAGCACCTCTCAATGCAGGTCGAGGCCTATTCCGACATGCTGGAGGAGGCGAAGCCGCTTTACCAGCGGCACTGGGAGGAGTTGGGGCTCGACCGGGACGCGGTGCTGCTGGCGCCCGATTGGCAGCGTTACGCGGCTCTGGAGGCGGCTGGGGCGCTCTCGATCGTGACCGTGCGCTGCCGGGGCAAACTGGTCGGCTATTCCTTTATGGTCGTGCTGCCGGGGATGCACTATGCGACGACGCTGGAAGCGGTGATGGATATGTTCTGGATCGCGCCGGAGCACCGCGGCCGGATGGGTGGTTTGCGACTCTTCCGCGCCGTCGAACGCGAGCTGATCCGAAGGGGGGTGCGCCGCGTCCATGTCGGCAGCAAGCTGCACCGGGATTCCTCGAGGCTGTTTGTCGCGATGGGCTATCAGCCGGTCGAGCAATGGTTCTCAAAGATGCTGGAGGCACGCTGATGGTTGCAATCATTGGCGGTCTTATCGGCGGTGTGGGGAGCATTGCCGGCGGTGCGATTGGCTCCAGTGGCGCGCAAGCCGCGGCGTCGACGAATGCCAAGGCCGAGCAGCAGGCGGTGCTGGCGAGCCTCACCGAACAGCAGAACGCGTTTGGTGCTGCGCAAGATGCTTGGGGGCAGGCGCAGGGCAATGCCGCCAACTACTACGGTCAGGGCGAAACCTACGCGGGCGATCTGAATACGCAGGGACAGTCACTCATTCAGGCTTATGGCGATCTGTCGCGCGGTCTCATTGCGTCCAATGCGGATACAGCGGCAAATGCCCTTAACCAATACGGAATACTGTCTCGCCAGGGCATCACCGACTATGCAAACCGGGCACAGGGAGATATCAGCCAATGGGGGCAAACCGCACAGGACGCCGGCAATAATTACTACCAGCAGGCCTATGATGCGCTGAACCCTTATATCGACCGCGGCAACCAGGTCGGCGGTCAGCTGGCCGGCGAACTGCAGAGCGGCGCGTTGGGCGCAATGCCCTCGCTCACCGATCTGTCGCAACTCCCGGGTTATCAGTTCACCCTCAATCAGGGGCTGCAGGCGACGCAGAACGCCGCGGCGGCGCAGGGGTTGGGGGTTTCCGGGGCGGCGATGAAGGGCGCCACCAACTATGCCGAAGGCACCGCGAACACGTTTGCCAATCAATACCTCAACAACTACTGGGCGAACCAGAATAACCGCTACAATATGCTTGCGGGGGTGATGAATACGGGAGCGCAGGCCGCGGGTCAGCTTGGTGGAGTCGCGGGTAATATCGGCAGCACGCTGGCGAATGCGGCGGCGACCACCGGCGCCAATCTGGGACAGGCGGCAAATGTTGCCGGCACGAATTTTGGGAATTCGGCGACAAACACCGGCTCCAATATAGGCACGGTGTATTCCAATGCCGGTGCTAACCTTGGCACCTCGGCCATAAACAGCGGCAGCCAGTCGGGGACGCTGGCAGCGCAGATTGGGGCGTTGATGTCTGGCGGCGCGTTTAACACCGGCAACCAGTTGACCACCACCGCAGGCCAGCTGGGAGCGGCTGCGACAGGTGGCGCGGTCAACGCCGGTGGCCAGCAGGCCAGTGCGTTTACGCAGGGCGGGGCAAATGTCGCCGGGTCTCAGCAGACCGCAGCGAACCTCCAGGCTGCTTCGCTGCAGGGCGCAGGCAGCAGCCTCAGCAATGCGCTGTTGCTAAACCAGTTGCTCAACCCGGGCGGTGGCGGCGGGGGCGGGGGCGGGTCGACGATCTTTGCGCCAGGGACGTCCACCCCGCTAAGCAACACCTCTGGCGCGTTCGCCACCCAGCCGTTCTCCTCCTAGGGTTAACCCATGCCTGACGCCACCGGCACCGACGCTCTGATCAATCAGCTGGCGAACCCGCCCAGCTCGATCGATTACTTGCAGAAGGCGTCTAACGCCTTGACGTCGATGCGGGAGTTTCAGGCACGGCAGGCGATCGCGAACGCCTACAGCCAAGCGACCGATCCCGTTACGGGTCAGGTCGATCAGGGCAAGCTCAACGCGCTGATGTCGCAGGGGCCGGGGGCGTTCCTGCAAGGCCAGGCGATGGAGCAGGGCGGCCGCGGGGTGCAGGCGCAGGCCGCGGGAACCAGCGCGGATCTCGCAGCGAAGGCGGACCAGCTATCAACCGCGGCGAACTATATGGCGCCGCTGATGCAGACGTTGATCAAGGGCGGCTCGGTGACAACCGACGACGTCAATGCCGCACTCGACAACATCCCGCCGGGCGTGCTGCCGGGATCGATGATCGACAACGTGCGCACAAAGCTCAATGCGCTGGGACCGGGCGCCGATGCCTCGGGTCTGATGCGCGGGATGATGTTCTCGAACACGCACGCGATGGAGGTGCTGAAAACGCAGATGCCGAATTACGGCACTATTTCCACTGGTGGCAGCATTCTGCCATACCAGGCTAATCCGATGGCGCCTGGAGGATCTACTTTTCCGACCAAGCCAGTACCAATGACGCTGACGCCAGAGGGGCAGACCGATATTGTCACGATCTACGATAGTGACAACGTACCGCATCAGATGGCGCGACCCGATGCCACGCGTGCGGTCGGTGGTCAGGTGCCGGGCGCTGCTCCCGGCGTGGTGTATACGCCAAACATGACGCCTGCCGCGCCTGTGCCGAGCGCAGTCCCGCCAAGCACGGCTCCTGCCGGCTCGGCCGCAGGTGGCTCAACCCGCCCACTCCCGCCGCCCGGCCCTTCCCAGTTCCCGCCCGGTGCTGTGCCGCCCCCGACACCGCCTGTGCCTCCGAAGCCGCCCGCATCCAGCGCTGCGCCCAATCAACCGCCGCCGGGACAGAAGACGCCCACGGGTGCCACGCTTGGAACGGGGCCGCAGCCCGGTCAGCTCGAAACCATGAAGGCGTCGACCGATGCCTATAACGCTTTGCGTAATGACATGGACGCCTCGAACCCGAACGGTTCACAACAGCGCATCTTTAACCTGCAGCAGGCGCAGGCAGCACTGGCGCAGGCGAAAACCGGGCCAGGCACGCAAACGGTGAGCGATGTCGCTGGGGTGATCGGATCATGGGCACCCGATTTTGTAAAAAACGTGACGGGTCTCGATGTCAAGGAGCTGGCAACCAACCGGGATATAGCGGCAAAGTACCTGACCCGGCTTGCGGGCGCCCAGGCGCAGAACATCGGCGGGGGTGTCACAAACGACAAGCTTGCGGCAGGAGTCGCCGGTAGTCCCAACATCCACATTCAAGATCTCGCCGCAAACGACATCCTGAAGGTGATGACGGCGCAAGAGCAGATGCGCCAATATCTGTGGAACCAGGCACAGGCGCAGAACGTCCAGCCAAAGGACTTTGCAAATTGGTCGGCAAAGTGGGCAACGAGCCATGACCCACGCGCCTTTATCGTTAATACCCTGCCGCCGGCGCAACATAAGGCGCTTGTCGACAGCCTCATCAAGAACGGCAACGCGACACCCGAAGGTGTTACCTTCGCGAATACGGTTTCCGAACTGCGCAAGAACGGTGCGATGCCCGGTGAGGCACCAACGCAGGCGCCTGAATAATGCCGCTCGTTCCCGGCACATACGCGCCACCGGCTCTTAATCCTCTTTTTTGGCCGGTCGGTGGACCGCCGATCGATAATGACCCGGCATCGCCGACCTATGGGCAGCCGACCTACAGCAACGTCAGACCGTCGGCACGGACGCCCGGGTACGGCACAACGTCAAAAGGCAACCCGGGACAACCGGCACCGAGCGTGCCGACGAATGCGCAGAACAGCACTTCCTTTGTTTATCAGGAACCGCCTGCAAAACCCGACACGCCGCCCGTTAATGCCGAAGCGCCACAGCAATCGCCGGAAGATATTATCCGGGGCCTAAAACCGCAGACCGATGAGCAGGGAACACCCGCCGCGGCGCCGGCCCCGATGCAAGCCGGCGCGCCCGATCCAGCGACACAGACAATCCTTGATCTGAAGCCGCAGGTCGATGACAAGGGCAAGTCCACCGACAACCAGCCATCGCTGTATTCGGCGCAGAGTCCCAGCGCCAAGGCTGTCGGCATACCGATCGCCGAGGACCGCGTGCCTGGTGCGGAATTTCAGCTTGCGATCAACGCATCAACCGATCCGGCGCAAAGGGCGCGTACCGCAGCCCACCAACTTGGCGTCCCATTGGACAGCATTATCATTGGTCCCGGCGGTCGAATGGCTGCGGTGGATCCTCAGGGGCAGCCCTACTATATCGAGCCGCAGCAGGTCTTTGCCTCTGACAAGTCGATTACCAAGAAAGACGATGGGACTTGGGACACCACACCATCGTTCCACGTCAATCCCTACGCCACGACGTCGCCGCTGGCACCGGAGACATCCGGATCGTTTGATCCCGCCAACCTTGTTCGCGGCGGCGCGGCCGAGCTTCCCAATATGGCCCAGAGCGCGCTGATCTGGGGGCCGACTGCTCTCGCCGAGCTGTATGGCGGCCCAACGGCAGCAGCGGCTACGGCTGGGGGGATGACATCGCTCACCGGGGCTGGGCGGCAATACATCGCTAACCTCAAGGATCCGCGCCGCTTTGATCTGGCGCCCGACATCGTCAAGGGCGAAGACACTAGGGCCGCGATTGGAAATGCGCTGCTGACGCGCGCTGCACCCATCGTCAACAAGCTATTTGATCCGGCATTCGATATCTTGATGAACAGGCCGGTCGCGCCGGCTACTCAGGTCGGGTCAATCCCGATCACGCGGCGGCAGCCCTACGGCAACCAAGATATTCTCGCGCCTTGGGAAGCGCCGCAGCGTTGGGAGTTGCCGCCTGGCCCGCTTACCCCACCGGGCAATCCACCGGGGCTGCCGCCGCCCGGCGCGCGTATCCAGCCGCCCGCAATCGGCGAACCAACTCCGGAACCTGGAGCAGCAACGCCGCCAACTTCATCTGCGATTCCCGCAGATAATCCCGCGTACACACCGCAGCCGCGCCTGGTGCCCGGCGGTGCGTTGCCCGGTGTCGCAATTCCCGAAGAGCCGCCACCGCTTACGAGCCCGATCAAGACCCAGGCGGATGCCGAGGCTCGGGCCGATGAATTGATCAGGCACTATTATGCTGGCGGCAATACGACACCGATGCCCGGTACGCGCATACCGGGGCACGAGGGTACGCTGGCCCAGATCACGGGCAACGAAGGGGGAGCCTCGCTAGAGCGCACGCTGCGCAACGAGCCGCCCCTTGCCAATACCTTTGGCGAGGTTGACAGAGGGCAGAACGCAGCGGGGCAAAACGCCGTGCTGAACCTGCGGGGTACGATGGAGGATTATGCCGCGGCTGATGCGGCGGTTAACAGAGCAACGGCTGCCAAGAAGGCTTCGACGTTTAGCAACACCACGCCGACCAGTGTCGAGCCGACGATTAGCACCATAGACGATCTGCTCAAGAGTCCCGAGGCCCAGGGGAATCCCGATATCGCCGCCGGCCTGCGCGAGACCAAAAACCTGTTCTATAAAACAAACCCGCAGACGGGAAAGCCGCTGCTGGATCAGGACGGAAACCCGGTTCTTCAGACCGACCCCGAAACGCTCTACATGGTCCGCAGAACGATCAACGATAAGATTTCGGGATTGGCTCGTGACACCGATTCCAAGATCCGATTTGCCGCTGGGCAAATGGGCCCGGTAAAGACGCAGCTTGATGCCGATATTGCGGCCGGGGCTCCCGAGTACCCTTCCTACATGCAGCAGGTGAGCGAACAGAAGAAGCCGATCGAGGGGCAGGAATACCTCCTCGGCCGCAATCTCACCAACTCTGCCGGCGACCCCACGCTGGGCCAGGTGAACGCAACAATCAGGGATGTCGAGAACCAGCGTTACCTCAAGTCAGGCTGGCAGTCGGCCGATGCGTTGACGCCAGACCAGCTCAATCAACTCTATGCATTGCGCGATACGCTGCAGGAGAGGGCAAATCTTCAGAAAGGTCGGGCGTTTGGCAGCAATACCGCACAGAACATACTGGGGGCCGGCTACAAAAACGCCTTGATGGGTACCGGCGCGCGAGCGGCGGGGCAGGTGGCCGGAGGGATCGCTGGGGGATTGGTCGGGACTTTTCTCGATCCCATCACCGGAGGTTACGCAGGGGCCGCGCTTGGTTCGCCCGTTGGCATTGGTGCGGCACGCTGGGTCGAGAACAAACTGACGCCCAATACGGCTGCTGGCGAAGCGATGTTGCAGAAGGCGCTGTTGGATCGCGTGCTCAATATCGGCGGAAAGGGCGTTCGCGCGCTTAGCGGTGGTCCATGATTACCCCTGGTAATCGGTCCAGGAGACCCGCGGATTGGCGCCTCCTCCGTATGGCGGCGCGGCTTTCCATTGCTGCTCTCGCATCCCTTTGTAGAGACCCATCAGCATGAGCCGCTGCGCGATATTGAGGGAGAGAAAAGCGTTCCACACCATGAGCATGGCAACGGACACACAGAAGACGGCAAAATCGCCAAAGGAGGTGTTGCTGCGATTGGCGAGGACGTCACCGACCAACACGGCAACAACGCCGATCTGCAAGACAAGCAGGAAAAATCCGCCGCCGATGATGAAGATGTTTTTTACGGCGTTGGGTAGCCGGCGCGCCTTTTGGGCCAGCCAGTATGTAATGGCCAGTGTGAGCGCGATGCCAATGATGTGCGCCATTGCTCACCTCACCAGCGGCTGGTCGAGGTGCACGATGATCTGCTGCTGGTCTGTGATATGATTCGTGTCAGCCATTGATGCCTCGCTTACAGGCTAGATGGTCAGGGATCTCGGGGTGTTTTGCACCACCCCGAATCCCGCATCCGGGATAGCAGAATGACCGACAACACGCAACGACAGATCATGGTTACTCTCGCGGATAGCGACTGGAGCGTGATCGTCACGGGGCTCTACGAGTTGCCGATGAAGTATTCGGGGCCGGTCGCGGCGCGGTTGCAGACCCAGCTTGCCGACGCGCAGAAACCACCCGCAGAGGGCCCACACCTTGTCACGGGGAGTGAAGACTGATGGCGTCGCCTACACCGCAAGGCCCTGTCGTCCCTCTCGGGATTCCCGACACGCAGGATTATCCGCGGCTGGTCTTCGCGGCGCCGTATTTCACCACCGTGGCAATCGCCGACATCATCGAGCCATCGGTGCTCGAGGCCGTCGAGGGCATGCTGCCATCGCTGGTGCCGCCCTACGTGCAGGATGCAGCCAACCAGGCGGTGCAGCAGCTTGCCGTGCTGCTGACCGGCAGCACGATGACCGGGCCGCTCTACCTCAACGGGCTGCCGACCCAACCAACACAGGCCGCCGATAAACAGTACGTCGACATGATGGTCGCCACGGGAAATGTGCCCGAGGTGCCCCCCGTGCCAAACGGTCAAACCTGGGCACGGCAAACCGGGCAGTGGGTGCCGCTGGCCGGCGGGGGGTCCGTTTCCAATATCACGACAGGCGCGGGATTGACGGGTGGTCCGATCACCACCACCGGTACGATCAGCATGGCGAACATGAACGGCAACACGCTCAAGGGGAACAACACCGGCACCGTCACGGCGCCCACCGATTTGAACGTCGGTCAGGTCATGACGATGCTGGGCGCAGCGCCGCTCAATTCGCCGAACTTTGTCGGGACGCCAACCTTGCCGACCGGCACGCAGGCGATTACGCAACCGGGCGGCACAAACAACACCAGCGTAGCCACGACCGCGTTTGTCGCCGCCTCGAGCGCACTGGCACTTCCGCTCGCAGGCGGAACGATGACCGGGGCGATTGTGCTTGCCGGTAATGCCGCGGCCAACCTCAACCCGGTGCCGCTTCAGCAGCTGACGAGCGTCGTCGGGGCCTATGTGCCCCTTGCCGGCGGCACCATGACTGGGCAACTGACGGTTCGGCCGGGCGTCCTCATCGGCAACGCGGCGCCGGCACCGCCACTGGGGGCACTCACGCTCAACGCCAACGCGGCGGCGCCGCAGTCTGTGGCGGCGCTCGGTCGGGCAACGCAACTCTGGCTGGCCGGCGCCGATACAACCTCACCGGACGCGCTGATCGATGCCTATGGGACGCCAACGGGGGCGCTCACCTTTCGCAAGGCGCGCGGCACGGCGGCGGCGCCGACCCCGGCGCAATCCGGCGACACCTTGGGATTGGTTGAATTTTACGGGCGGGGAACGAGCACTTACGGGGCCAATTACAATGCCGGCGCGGCTGTCCGCGTCAACGCCACGGAAAACCTCACCGAGACGGCGCAAGGCAGTGCGCTGTTCCTGCAGACGACGCCGGTCGGGACGGCAGCCACTGTCAACAGCCTGATACTGCAAGGCAATACCGCGTCGTTTTCCGGCACCGTTAGCATACCGTCTAATTTGAGCCTTTATTTCAACGGCCTCAACTCCGGCGCCGCCGGGCGCATTGTCGGGGATGGCAGCAATCTGATTTTTAACCTTCCTGGCTCGGGGACGTACAGTTTTCAGAATGCCGCCGGCGCCGCCGCGATGATTTGCGACGCCTCGGGCAACCTGACAATAGAGGGCGCGACCGCAGTCAAACCCGGCGGCGGATCATGGACCGCGCCTTCCGATCCGGGGCTGAAAACCAATGTCGGGGAGTATACCGGCGGCCTGCAAGCGGTTCTGGCGCTCAATCCAATTACCTATGAATACAGCGAAGGTGCGCATGGGCTGCCAACCGGTACGGCTTATATCGGGCTTGATGCGGAGGCAACGCTGGTAGTCATGCCGGAACTTGTCGGCAGCATATCCCTGCCGATCGGCGATGAGGCGGCACAAGATTATCTGACCATTGATAGCGGCCCGCTGATCTACGCGTTGGTCAACGCGGTTAAGGAACTCGCCGCGCGGGTTGAAGCACTTGAGTGAGGAAAGGAGAAACCTATGAGAAGCCACGCACACGCTGACGCTGAGGACAACGGTCACGAGGCGCCGAAGACCGAGGTGGCACCGCCCCCAGCGCCGGCCACGAAGACGGCTAGCCTGGAGGACCGGGTGGCCGCGCTCGAAAAGACGATCGCTCGCCTCGCCCCGCTGATCGGAGAATCGTGATGGCGCTGAACATGAAGCAGCGCGAGAAGCTGCCCGGCAAGGACTTTGCGCTGCCCGGTAAAGGCACGGGGAAGGGCGGCAAGGGGCCGGGAAGCTACCCGATCGATACCAAGGCCAGGGCGCGCAATGCCCTCTCCAGGGGGGCTCAGAACGCCTCTGCGGGCGCTGACGCCGAGATCAAGCGCAAGGTCAAGGAGAAGTATCCCTCGATCGCTGTGGGCGGCAAGAAGGGCAGGGAGAAACGCTGATGGCAAACAGGATCCCCTTTTCACCCGATGCGAGCGATCAGGTAGGACCGGAAAAGTTCCGCCGGGCGATCGATACCGTCGAGCAGCAATACGACGATAGGTGGCCGGCGCGGGGCACCACCGGGCAGCGCGCTCGGGAATGGCGGCCGCTCGACGACGTGAGCCGCGAGGGGCGGCTCGAGGAGTACAAAAAGCGCCCGAACGCGCGTTAGCGAAGAGAGCGCTAGAGCCAACACAGCAATCGCGAGCAGCATTAAGATCAGCGCATAACGGCTGCCCCAGCGAAGACGCCGGCGGATCTCGGCCACAAGCTCGTCCTGGCTCACGCCTGGCAGGCGTTGCCCGCTGGCGTAGATGTGGCGGAGGTTATCGGTGGTGTATAGATCAAATTTGTTGCGTCTCATCTGGGGTTCGAGGAGTACAAGAAGCGGCCGAACGCGAAGGGTTAGCGCCTCCCCCTGGTATGCATCTTTGCCTGCTTCAGGGAGGTGTCCCTGCACGCGTCAGGGTCAACCGACCGAAATATCGCTTTAAAATCAGTCGGGTGAGACTATCAGTAGTAAAATCACCCAGTTGATTTCATTGAGAAAAATGCCGACTCAATTAGAGGTTGTCGGTGGTTTTCCCCGCTAGCCGCAGGTAGGCAACATCCGCCAGCGTGCGCTGCCTAACGCCGCGGGTGTATTCCTGCACCATCTGCAGGGTGCGGTGCCCGGTAATTGCAGCGATCTCGTGCGTCGAGCACCCCGCCTCCGCCAGGCGGATCGCGGTCAGACGCCGCAAGCCATGCAGTCCAAGCTCGCGCGGCAGGCCAATGCGCTTGAGGTGATCGGGGAGCCAGGTCGAGAGGTAGTTCGGATCCCACGGCTTGTTGCGATATTCGAGGATGGTGAGGCTATGGCGGTCGGCTTTCCACACCGCGAGGTCGGCTTGAAACTCAGGCAGTCGCCACACCGGGATCTCGAGGGGCTCGCGGGTTTTCACCTGGGTGAGGCGGATCACACGCCCGTCATAGTCGTCCCAGCGCAGCCGGCAGAGGTCGCCGCGGCGCTGGCCTGTGTAATAGGCGAGGACGACGGCGCGGCGATACGGCTCGGGAAGCTCGCGCATTGCACGCTGCGCTTGGTCGTGGCGCCACGCCGGCAACGAGCCGCGTTTGAGTTTGGTTGCCAGCTTGAGGGCCGGCGACAATTCGATGATGTCGTTCTCCAGCGCCCAGGTAAAAAACGCGCCGACAGCGCGAGCAAAGTTAAGTGCGGCGCCATGGCCGCGATCGGCGGCGATCTGGTTGCGGATCTCGAGGATATGGCTGCGTTTGATTTCGCTGATCGGGACGAGCTTCATCGCCTCATGCAGCGGACGTAGATAAAGCACGTAGTTGCGCTGCGTTCCGGCTGCCAGGACATCCCATTCGGGGCTGCGTTGCCAGGCTCTGACGACAGCGGCAAGAATGCGTTCAGCCGGCGGCTCGCCGCGCACGTTTCTGTTTTTCAAGCCAGATCTCCAATGCGTGTTGAGGATTGCTCAGCGAGCGAGGCCGATCCTGCATGGCATTGTCAAGCGCTTCCTTGTCCCACCGCGGCAGGCGCACACCGAGGCTGCGATCGGGCGGGGGCAGCTTGCCCTGGCGTACCAGGCGGCGCAGCGAATCGACGCTGAGGTCGAGGTGCTCGGCTGCGTGGGGGAGCGACAGCCAACGGGTCATGGTGCCTCCTTACCAGCGGTACTGTGCGTAGATCCTGGCGATGTTGTCGCGGTGCTGCTCGGCCTCGGCGCGCGTCGCGTAGATGGTGCTGGTGATCCGGTGGTCACCATCGAAGACGGCATAGCCGGGGCCTCGCCCTCGCAGAAAGCCGCGGTAGGGATCGCACCAGCGCACCGTAAAGCGCTCGTCCGGCGGTACGGGCAGCGGCACGATCATGCCGCAACCCTTGCCCCGGCATGGCCGAGCAGCTCCTCGACCGTGACACCGCCCATCAGCTCGTCACAGACGATCTTCAGCGCCGCGTCAAAATAGGCGCTGGCTTCGTCCTGGGTCATCTGGTCAAAGGCGATGCTTTCCGGGACGAGCACTTTGCGGCCGTCCAACAGCTGCACGACGTCGACCCGTCCCGTCGCCACCTTAAGCGCCAAGTGCAGTTCCTCTGCCGCGTGCCAACGGCCGGTGGCCTCGACGACGCGCTCGAGACAGCGCCAGTAAAGCGCGGTCTGCTCGGGGCTGCGGTGGCGCAGCACCCGCACCGCGATCGGCACCCGCGGCGGGATCCGGCGCAGCGCCTCGAGCGCCTTGTCCTCGGCCGGCAAAAGAAAATCGCCGAGGCGCCGCATCAGGATCGTCGAGGATTTCATTCCACGGCTTCCAGGGAATCCCACGGTAGAAACTGCCCGCGGTCGTCACGCGCGATTACTCGCCCGGATCCATGACATCGGTGACATTCGAGCGGCCCGTCCTCCACCGAATCAACGACACCATGACCGCCGCAGCGGGAGCATGCCTCATATCGCGGCCATTTCGTCGAGGATTTCACTGCGCAAAGGCCTTTCCGCGCAGCGCGGTGAGGGCGGCCTCAGCAAGGAACCTATAGCCCGAACGCTCATCACCGCCCGTCCTCATCTCCTCGTCCATCCTTGCGATGGCGTTTGCCACCACCTCGATCGTCGCCTCGTCCGCCAGCAATGCGCGGACATGCTCTTTGGCTTCCGCCGCTCCTTCAGCGCGCGCTTCTGCAAACCACATAGCTGCGTGCTGCTCAGGGTTTAGCGTTCCTGTATTAATGCTATCGAGATAATTCAGGGCGCGTTCAATATCAGTCAGACGTATAGGGGAACTGACGCGGACATGCTCGGCAAACGCTAGCTCAGCGAGCTTGACTTGCTTTATGGGTGAGAAACCCATCAGGGCATCTACCAGAGCCTCCGCCCTCTCCCGCGGCGTCATCAAACACCTGCCTTGCTTCGGAGAACGGCGAGGGCGGCGCGGGCCGCGTCCAGTGCGCGTAGCCTAGGCTGTAACCAGTCGCCAAGGCGGTCAGCCATCGCCTCGATCGTCGCCTCGTCATCCGCCAGCAGTTCGCGGACATGCTCGGCGATGGCGGCTTCGATGGTGTCATATAGCGCTCGATGTATCTGAGGCTGCGGACAATACTCGACTGTGTAGCCGAAGGCCGCATCAACCGCTTGAATTGCCCTCTCACGCGGCGTCATCAAACGCCCGCCTTGCTGCGCAGGGCGGCGAGCGCGGCGCGCGCAGTCTTTCGATAATCATCTCTGTTCTTCAGCCCCATTTCATCCCATAGCAGCGGCCGCATTGCGGGATGATCGCGAGTTGCATTTTCCATGATATCGGCATTAATGGCTTTCGCCATCGCCTCGATCATCGCCTCGTCATCTGCCAGCACCGCGCGGACATGCTCGGTGATGGCGGTTTCGATCACGTCGGTTAGTTCCGCCTCTGTTATCAGTAGCATAAGGGGCTGATCTTCAGGGCTAGTGCGATCATCCCATTCAGCTACGTCCCGAGTTGCTTCCTCAGCCCTCTCGCGCGGCGTCATCATTCTACGCCTGCCTTTCTGCGGAGGGCGGCGAGGGCGGTGCGCATAGCCATGATAAAGTCTTCGACTTCTTCACAGAAATCCGCTTCGCGCCAAGCGGCCATTGCCATGACCTCGATCGTCTCCTCGTTATCCGCCAGCAGCGCGCGGACATGCTCGGTGATGCCTTCCTCAATTCTGTTGGTCATTTCCGCCTCCGCAAAAATCTCCGATGCGCGAAAGCTGTTTTTCCAGGGCCTCACCAGGGCCTCTGCCCTCTCGCGCGGCGTCATAACTGTCCTGTCCTTAGGGAGGTGAGGCTGTCGGGCGCCACCATAAAATCGGGGAGCCGCTCGCGCATCACCCGGATATTCGCCTGGACGCGCTCGTGCACCTTGGGCGCATCCCGGTCGCAATTGCCGAGCGCCGCCTGGCAGGCCCTGATCCATGCCTCACCCTCCTCGCGGGTCTTCGCAGTCTGCAATGCCGTCACCAGCTTGCCGCCCCAGCCAAGCCAGTCCGCCTTGCCGAGCTGCGATTGCAGCACCGGGATCAAATGCGGGCCGATCTCGCCGGTCTCGGGATCGTGCACCTCGGGCGGCGGCGGTTCCTTGGGCAGCGGGCCCGGCGGCTTCGGCGCGCCGTTACCATTGGCGGGTGCCGTGGAGGCAGGAATACGACCGGGTATCGCAGGCTCGGCTCTGCCGTAAGGGAATTGTCCCTCCGCGACATTGGCATCGTCATCGTCCTCGGGGGCGAGCCCCAAGGCCAAGCTGAGGCCGTAGCGCCGGGCGTAGGTAACCCCAGACGCAAATCCCTGCGGACCCTCCTTGGTCGGGTGGATCGGATAGTCCGAGGCAATCCACTCGCCGCTGGCGTGCCAGATGATGGTGCGCATCACGGGTTGGCTGCCGCGGGTGACGAGGTACTGATGCCGCGCCAGACCATTGGCGGCGAGCGCTTCCTTGACCGCGTCAACGATCTCCTCGAGCGGGGCGTATTTGTAGGTGTAGCTGTAGCCGTTGCCCTTGATCGTCGCCTCCTTGGTGCGCTTGGGGGTTTTCATCACGCCCTGCGCGCTCGCCAACGCGGCGCAGACCTGGGCGCAGCTGGGCGAGGCCAGCGGCAGAAACACCGGCTGCGGGATCAGCGCGACTTCGTCACGCTCGATGATGGGGGAGATGTCGTTCATTTATCGGCTCCTGTTACTCAAAATTCTGCCATACGTAGACCGCCGAGAAGCACGTAGAGGCGGTGCATCTCGAACCAATCACCCCGTGCCACAAACCGTCCGTTGAGGGTAATTGCCCATCCGTTTCCGTGTTCGCGAAGTCTGATCATTTATCGTCTCCAATGATCACGGTAAGCGGCAATCGCATCCCATAGCTGGCTGCGGAACTCGACGGCGCGATCGATGCGCTCAAAGGTGTCCTCGGTCCATTCGCGGCGCATCAGCTCGCGCTGCAGCTCGTTCAAGAGAGCGTGCAGCTTATCGCTAGCGGTAAAATCAAGCGGGTCGTTCGTCATCTCGTCCTTCCATCTGCTTACCTCATACGCTTACCATTGGTAAGCAACAGACGCAAGCGGAAATCGTCACATTTGTTTGATGCTGATTGCCCCGGCCTTGCTGCGGCTGGCGCAGATGCCGTGCCCGAACGCCTTCTGCACATCCGGCTCGACTAGTTCCTTGAGGCTCTTTGCCGCCCGGTTGAAGCACTCGGCCGCCTCCTTGGCGTTGAGCCAGTTCGCCGCGTAGCTGCCCCACATGTTGTTACCCGTCATGTCGACGATGCGGACCGCCGGCACCGGGCCCTGGACCCGGGGCAGCGCACAGGGCGGCTGCAGGCTCTCGACACGACCCCAGAACCAGTGGAGGCGCTCCCATACCTGCGCTTCATACGCAGCGTCCCAGACCGTCTCCAATTCGACCGGCTCGTCGCCGCCATGGACGACCAGCAGCGCGGCGCGCTCGGCATTAAGGCAAGATTTCTGGATGACCAACTGCCCGACATAAAAGGCGCGCACATCATCGAGCTTTGACCAGCGCAACGGCGCCTTGCAATCGAGCACCGTGCTGTCGTGCTCGCGCCAGGCGTCGAGGGTGGCCCCCAGCCAGGGATGCTCGGCGTGCTGCACCCACTGGCCGCGCAGGGTGAGCGGGTGTCCGGTCTTGCGTGCGTGCCAATCAAGGGCAAAAGGTTCTACGTAAGCGCCAAACGAGGGTGCCCAGACCTCGCTCAGATCCTCTTCGGCATAGCCGGGGTGCTCGACCAGCCGCATCCACTCGCGGCGGATCTTATCCTCCTGGCCCGCCATCAGATACGGCACAAACGAGGCGGTGACCTTGCCTTCGCGCAGGCGTTTCTGTTCGTCAGTCAACATAAGTCGAGTCCCTTTAGCAAAGCATCGATGGTGGCAATCTGGTCGTCGCGGGCGTGGTCGATCACCTCGGCCACCTGACCCATCTCACAGAGCGAAAGGGGTGTGCCCTCGAGCGCGCGCTCGCGCAGGTTCAGCGAGACAAACCACAGCACAAAAGCCTGATCAGGTGTCATGGCTCGAACGCCTCGTCCATGTCGAGCTGCGGCGGATCGGCATAGACCCAACCGCAACCGCCGCAAGCCGGACAATCGTCCCAGGTTTCGCTGTCGGCTTCGCCGTACCAGTCGCGCTCGATCCGCGCCCAGCCACCTTCGCCGTCGCAGTTTTCACAGGTGCTCATTGCGCATCCTCCAGCCACGCCAGCAGATCGGCGATCGCCTCGGCCTCGGTGGCACCGACACCGGCCATGTGGCGGCCATCGGGCGCGCCGTCATAGGTGTCGTCATCGATCGCGTACCACTCCGGACCCCACGGGCACGGGTGCATCTCAGTGCGAATGTTCATCGTAATCATCTCCGGTTGTGCTTACCATTTCATGCTCGACGAGGCCGATCGCGGCCCACTGGTCCTAGCGTCCTTTGGCTCACAGATCCGTGAACAAAGACAATGATCTGCCAGCCTTACAATTCCCGCTTGACGGGTGTGTAAACGCCGCGCTTTGATTGCGTACGGCAACGCGCAGAACGTTTCCTCAAGCAAATTTTGGGAGGCTGACATGGGGCGACGGGCTCCGTTGCGCGAACCCGATATGCTTACCCTAAGTAAGCAACCCACGCAAGCAGAAAAGTTCCGCCAGGGAAGTGGTGCGCCTACCTCAGAAAACCTTTTTGATCAGGAGCTACGCTGGCTGACGTTTCTTCTCTGTAACGTGCGGTCGATCGCCCCATTCCGACAGCAGTTTGAGAAGATTCTCCCGCGCCACCGGGGTCATTCGGCGGAACAGGAGGATGAGTTGAGCCTCTTGCTCGACTGAAACAACCAACGAACGGGTCATATCGGCCTGGGTGCCCTGCAGATATTCCATTGATATGCCGCAGAGTTTGGCGATGTTTGCGAGATTGTTGCGGCCTGGGTGCTTGGCACCCGTCTCCCATTGCCCGACCAGGCCGCGGCTGACCCCGAGGGCGTTGGCAAAGGCCCCTGCGTGCGGTAGCCGGCGCGCAACCGCGCGGCGAGAAGACGACGGCCCATCTCTGGCATGGCCAAAAGTGTAGCCAGAAAATCGACACCCACGGGTAAGCAATCGATTGCGCGCGAACGCCTACCCATGGTAACCGTAAACCATGGACGAAATGCTGATCGGCATGGACCGCATCCGGGCCACGCGGGGGTTGCAGGCCGCGATCTCCCAAGCCTTGGGGATCACCACCGGTGCGGTGGCCAAATGGAAGCGCGTTCCTGCTGAGCGGGTGCTCGCGGTCGAGCGCCTCTCGGGCATTTCACGACACGATCTGCGGCCTGACATCTACCCCCCGCCCTATCGCAATGTTGAGCATAGGTTAGCAACCTTGCCTAACAGAGGGAAGCCTAAAAAGCCAGCTAACGCGGTGGCGTGACGTGCGCGGCATCGTCAACGGCGTGATCATCATGACGATCATGTATGCGCTGACGTTCTGCGCGTTCGTCCTGCCGCACCACCCGTGCGATGTGCTGACCCCGCTGCCGTGGCTGCACTGCAACAACGACACTAAATCTCGGGGAGGGGGACATGCCGCTCAACGTGCTGCAGCTGTCACAGATAAAGCCATGGCGGCGCCGTGGTGAACGGGCGATCGAGTGCTTCCTCGGCGGGATGATCGGCGCGATGGGGGCATTGATCATCATGTGGGCGCTGACATGAAGCGCGACAAACCCGATCTGTCACGCCTGGTATCGCTCGATCTGTCACCGTCCGAGGCGGTGATGATGATGGGCCTGCTCGAGGGTGTCAAACGCACCCGCGGCGATGATCTAGGCGATCGGTTTGTGGTGTTGATCGATGGCACCTGCGCTCATATTCGGGCGCAATTAAAGCAGCTTAGCTGGCCGCCGGGACATAACCGCGCGCCCTATCCGGTGTGATGGCGCGGGTACCTCCAAAACAATTTCGTTTGGTGGCGGATCGGATCCGCGCGCCCATCGTCCGCGAACCGATCCTGCACAAGCAGATTGCCGACAGCCTGCGCCTCGAGATCGCCCCGCCAGGCCGGGTGTCGCCGCAGGGCGTCACCTGGTGGAGCGTCGACATGGCGGCCTATGCCGGCACGGTGCCCGGCATCCGCACCGGCCGCGGCTGCATCGCCGGCGTGCCCGACATGATCGTGCTCTATCGCGGGATGGCGTTTTTTCTCGAGGTCAAGGCGCTCGATGGGGTGCTGTCCCCGGCTCAGCAGACGGTCGGCATCGCGATCCTGATGACCGGCGCCCATTACGGCGTCGTCAGGAACGCCGGCGAGGCGCTCGAGCAGCTCGACCGCTGGGAGATCCCGAGGGCGCATCGCATCAGGGGGCTGTAGGCGATGAAGGTGCGGCGCATCGACTTCTCGCCCGACGAGTTCCTCGCCGGAACGATCGAATTGAGCGATGCCGAGTGTGGTCTCTACTGGCGGCTCTGCTCGCTGATCTACAGCCGAGGACGCGCGGTCTCGCGCGACGAGCTGCGCGCGGTCAGCCCCAGCCACGGCAACACCTTCAATGCCCTCCTGCGCCGCCTGATCGCGCTCGGCAAAGTGATCCCAAACGATGCTGATTTGATCGTGAAACGATGCGCAAATGAGCTTGAAACGGTCGGCAAACGCATCGCAAACCTTCGGCAAAACGGTGCGAAAGGTGGTCGCCCACCAAATAAAACAGCGACTTACCAAAACCAAAAGGTTATTTCGACTCACGCGCGCGCGGAACTACCAACTACCAACTACCAACTAGAAGAAAGAACCACAGCTTACGCTGTGGGCGCTAATGCGCCCTCCGACGATCCCGTCAAAGAGCTTTTCGACCGTGGTCTGAAGATCCTCGGCATGGCTCAGCGCGCCCTGCTCGGTAAGTTCCGCAAACGGCACGGCGACGTGGTCGTGCTCGAGGCGATCTGCGCCTGCGAACGCGAGCACCCCAGCGACCCGGCGGCGTACTTCGTGCGGTGCTGTGAGACCCATGCCGTCACGCTCGCAAAAAAATCCCCCTCAACCACGCTCTGGGAAGGAGGTTACCGTGCCGCTGAAAGCTACATCCGCGATCATGGAATTGAGCGGGATGATAACCTCCCTGCTGAACCACTACTGGGTGGCCGATGATCTTCTGCCGGTGCGTGAAGCGCAGGTCCGTGATTGGATCGAAGACCTCGCCGCGTTCGACCTCGACATCGTCCGCAACGCCATCGCCGAGTGGCGACGCAAACCACAGGCTCGCCGACCGATACCTGGCGACATTCGCGGCATGTGCTTGCGCGACCAGGAAGAGCGCGCCGAGCGTCATCGCTACCTCGAAGACAAGAATGCCGCGCAAGCTAGCCCACGCTGGGAATCCTGGCTCTACGAGCTGTGGGGCCCAGCCTCGACCGGGATTGCTGCGCGCAACGCCGCCATTGCCCAGCAAAACCAACGCTACGCCCGCGCTGAGCAATGGCGCTGCGACAATCCCCGCTGCACCGAGACCAAGCCATGCCTCACTGCCCGCGACCTCGGGGTAACCATGACCGAGCATCGCTCGCCGCTGGCCTCGTACCGAGATGATCTAACATGAGCCAGACCGAACTCTACCTCGCCAACGACACCACCGAGCATTGGGCCGCTCGCATCCGCATCGCCTGGCGCGAAACCGTCCAGGGCATCTTCCGCGTCGGTGATTTGCTGGCCGAGGCAAAGCGCGATCCAACCTGCCGGTTTGACGAGATGGAGCGGCTGCCGTTCGGCTACACGACGGTTCAGCGTCTCATCATTATCGCGGAAAATCGTCGGCTTAGGGCGTTTGCGCATGCGCAAATCTTGCCGCCGTCGTGGATGACGCTCTACGAGCTGACCAAGCTCGATGACGAGCAGTTCGCCGCTCATGCCGCTGAGATTACGTCCGAACTCGAACGCAGCACGGTCACCGGCTGGCTGAAAAAGACCCGCCGGGCCGCTCGTGAACGCGAACTCGCCGACAAAACGACGGCAGTCGCCGGCCAATATGGCGTGATCTACGCCGATCCGCCCTGGCGCTTCGAACCCTATTCGCGGGACACCGGGATGGACCGGGCGGCCGACAACCACTACCCGACGATGACACTCGACGACATCAAGGCCCTCGCCATCCCCGCCGCTGACGATTGCGTCCTGTTCCTCTGGGCAACCGTGCCCATGCTGCCACAAGCACTCGAGGTCATGGTCACCTGGGGGTTCAGCTACCGCAGCCATTGCGTGTGGTCGAAGGACAGGATCGGTAATGGCTATTGGTTTCGCAACAAGCACGAACTCCTGCTGGTCGGCACCCGCGGTGACATTCCAGCACCAGCGCCCGGTGACCAATACCAGAGCGTCATCCAAGCCCGAGCCGGACCGCACAGCCAAAAGCCGTTCCACTTCCACGAAATCATCGAGGATATGTTCCCCAACCTTCCCCGCATCGAACTCTTCGCCCGCCGTAAACGCACCGGCTGGGCGGTGTGGGGCAACGAGGTCGCGTCATGACCCACCCAACCGCCATCACCAGCGCCGCCCAGGCCTCGATCATCAAGGGAATGCTCGCTCGCGGTGATCGCCAGGCCGATATCGGCGCCTGGTTTGGCCTCAACCACGGGCGCATCAACGAACTCAAAAAAATGTCGACCCCGCATGCCCGATTGTTTCGCGACGTCGTGTCGGCTCCCGAGCACGCCCTGCCGCCGGCCGGGCCGTACTCGTACTTTACGCCACGCCCTGGCGCCACGCTCGCCGAGCAATTCCAGCAGGCGCTGGCCTCGCAAGACCTCAAATGGGCCGAAGCCTTCGCCGAGGTTCGCGAGGAACTCCGCGTCAGCGCTAACGAACGCCGCCAGACCAACGAGATGGTTGCCCGCCTCGAACGGCACTTGGTCGCCTTTGGCCGCAAGATCGATCTCGTCGAACAGCCAAAAGCGCCGCGCCTCACGCGGCACCGACCGCTCGAGGCATAACCCATCTTGCGCTTACCAGGGGCTGCTGGTTATGCTCGCCAGCGGACGGCACACCCTTCGGGTACCTCAACCTGAAATGCCTTATGGCCAGCCAAATCAGCTCGCAAATCTCCACGCGCCGTTCCTTCCCGGCAACAAGCGCGGCGGCAGCCGACGCTCCGTCAAAACCGATCGGGCGATCAAAACATTTCGCAACCTCACGCCCGAAGCCGCCGAATACGCCGCCCGAGTGCTGCGCGACGAGGGGGAATCCACCCGATACCGGCTGCAGGCGATGGAGGCGATCCTGCGCTACGGCATGCCCAAGAACCTCGAGGAGCTGCTCGCCAAGGCGATGGGCGAAGGCGGCCGGGCCTATATGCGGGTCGAGTTTGTCCGGCCCGGCGACGATGCAGTCGACGTCAAACCCAACGGACACGGTACCTTCGAGGTGTCGTTTGGAGGCAGTGGTGATTTGTGAGACCTGCCACGGCGAGGGCAAGGTGTACCGCGATAGCCTGCCGGTCACGGGCGTGATGCCGGGTGATCCTGAACACCCGCCGCCGGGTTTCTCGGTCTGGAAACCGTGCCCCGATTGCGGCGGCTGCGGGTTCGGTCATTGCTGTGATGGGCTGAGCGAGGCGCCGCTATGAGCAAACCCGTGTTCGTGGCTGTGCTGTGACAGACAGTGCGCAGTTTCCCGTTGCGCTCGAGCCGCTCTTTGGTGACGCTCGCTACAAGGTCTGCTACGGTGGAAGGGGGGGCGGCAAGAGTTGGGGCATCGCCACCTACCTGCTCGTCGAAGCGGCGCAACGCCCGCTGCGCGTGCTGTGCTGCCGGGAGTTTCAGGCGAGCATTCGTGAAAGCGTGCATCGTCTGCTCGCTGACATGATCGCGACGCACGGACTGGCACAGTTTCAGGTGCTGGAGAAGACGATCCGCAGCGAGCACGGCAGTGAATTCCTGTTTGAGGGCCTTCGTCACAATGTCGGCCGGATTCGGTCATTGGAGGGCATCGACAAGGTGTGGGTCGAGGAAGCCAGCAATGTCACCAGGAGCAGCTGGGAGGTGCTGATCCCGACCATCCGCAAGGACGGTTCCGAGATCATCGTGTCGTTCAACCCCGAACTGGAGACCGACGAAACCTACCGCCGTTTTGTCACCGAACCGCCGCGGGATGCGGTGCTGATGAAAGTGAACTATCACGACAACCCGTGGTTCCCGGAAGTGCTGCGCAAGGAGATGGAGGACCTCAAGGCGCGCGACCCCGACGCCTACCAGCATGTTTACCTCGGCGAGTGCCGCCTCACGCTCGATGGTGCGATCTACGCCCGTGAGCTGCGCGAGGCGACCGAGGAAGGACGCATCACCAAGGTGACATATGACCCGACCAAGCCGGTCAACGTCTACTGCGACCTCGGCTGGGCGGATCTGACAGCGTTGTGGATGGTGCAGCACATTGCCGGCGAGGTGCGGCTGATCGATTACCTCGAGGATAGCCAGCGCCCATTTAACGACTACCTGCGGGAGCTGCAGTCACGCGAGTACATCTACGGCACACTGTGGCTGCCGCACGATGCGCAGGCGAAGAGCCTCGGCACCGGCCGCTCGATCGAGGAGATCGCTCGTAACGCTGGCTGGCGGGTGCGGATCACGCCACGGCTCAGTGTCGCCGACGGGATCAATGCGGTGCGCACGATCTTCCCCACGATGTGGTTCGACCGCGAGCGCTGCGCCGATGGTGTGCAAGCACTGCGGCACTACCGCTACGAGCTTGACGCCAACGGCCAGTTCAGCCGCAACCCGTTACATGACGATGCTTCGCATGGCGCCGACGCGCTGCGCTATGTGGCCGTTGCCATGCAGGAAGCCCGGCGCGCCTCATACCCGCCGCAACCATCACCGCAGCGCATGATCGAACCCGGGCAGCGCGCCGAATTTGGCTGGATGAAGGCATAGCCATGAGTTGGGTCAAGGAGCGACTCGAGGAGTTGGGGTTTGAGGATGTTGCTGCGAGTCTTCCTTCGATGACGAAGCAGAGCCGCAAGCCGCCACGGAAGTACACCGAGGCACAAAAGCAGAAGATGCGAATACAGGTAGCGCTGTTGCGCGAAAAATCTCGGCCCACGGCTGGGATGAGGGCATGAGCCATGTGGGAGGATGTCTATTCCGAAGACTTTGACATCATGCAGCGGATGCGCGTCGAGGACGGTTGGCTCTACCGCAACCGCTTCGTTGTTGGCGGCTCGGCGCACAGCGGCTATGTGTGGGCGATGTCCATGGCGTTTGTCCCGGCGGACCCGGCGGCGCCGCTGAACACCGCCGTGCCGTATGCGTCACAAGCCGGTGACACGCTTAGCTGCACGGTGGGTGAGTGGATCGGCACGCCGACGGCTTATGCCTATCAGTGGCAGCTCGACGGGGTGGATGTTGCGACCGACCCCACGGTGGTGATCACCGCCGGTGATGTCGGTGAGAGCTACACCTGCATCGTCACCGCGACAAACGCCACCGGCTCGACCGCGGCGCCGCCGTCCAACGCTGTCGTTGTCACCGCGCCATGACCGAGGCTGTCTTGCTCCGTCTGTTCACTCCCGCCGAGTGCCAGGAAGAGCAGGACAAGGCCGATGTCGACATCGGCTTGAAGGCGGTGCTGGCCGCCGCGGCATCGCAGGTCGCGGAGATGCCAAACATCAATTGCATGTGCTGCGGCAATGCCCTTGAGGGGCTCGCGGCTTATGTCTCGATTGTCGTGACGCACGACCTTTCTGGCTGGCCGGGATCTGCGTTGCCTGCGGTGCTGCCCGCTCACGCTCCGATCTCGGGCGCTATGCGCAGGGCTATGCGCAGATGATGGTCGGAGAGGCTGCCGGCCATGGCTAGGTCGTCCCTCGGCACCTCGCGCGGCTACCGCGATCCAGCACCGCGGGTCGGCGAGCGCAACCCCACCGCGCGCGAGATCCGCGGCGAGGGTGAGGAACGCGATGACGACATCCTCTACGAAGCCCGCGAGCGCTTTCGCCGCGTGCTCGATTGGGAGGGCGAGTTTCGCACCCTCTCGATCAACGATGTGCGCTTTGTCAATGGCGACGCCGACAACCACTGGCAGTGGCCGGACACCATGTACACCGAGCGGCGGGACCGGCCGAGCCTGACGGTAAACAAGACGCGCCAGCACGTTTTGCAGATCGTCAACGATGCAAAGCAGAATAAGCCGCAGGTCCGCATCAACCCGGTCAGCGACGAAGCCACCAAGGCCTCCGCCGATGTGTTCGAGGGTGTGATCAGGCATATCGAGTATGTCTCGAATGCTAGTGTTGCTTACGACACCGCAACCCAGCAGCAGGTCGAAGGCGGCATCGGCTGGTGGCGCATCACCCGCGAATACGAGGCCGACACCGGGTTTGAGATGGGGCTGCGCATCAAACGCATCCGCGACGCGCTCTCGGTGTATCTCGATCCCGATATCCAGGAGGTCGACGGCAGCGATGCCCGGTTTGGCTTTGTCGTTGACGACATCCCGCGCGATGAGTTCGAGACCAAATACCCCGAATACGAGGACCGCATTCCACAGCGCAGTGCGATCGGCCCGGTGATCGAGGGCGGTTGGCTCGACGAGGATCATGTCCGGGTGGCCGAATATTTCCGCAAGGTCGAAACCCAGGACACGCTGCACCAATTGCCCGATGGCTCGACGGTCCATGAGGGTGAACTGGGTGCCGGACAGAACCTCGACGATGTGCGGGCACTCTCGCGGCGGCAACGCGAGGTCTCCCGCGAGAAAATCGAGTGGTTCAAGATCGTCGGCGGCGAGATTGTCGACCGCCGCATCGAACCCGGGCGGTTTATCCCGCTGGTGCGAGTCATCGGCGAAGAGAGCGTGATCGAGGGGCGCCTCGAGCGCAAAGGGCATGTCAGGGCGCTAAAAGACCCGCAACGCATCTACAATTACTGGACGTCGTCCGGGGTCGAGCAGGTCGCGCTGCAGTCAAAGTCGCCGTACATCGCCGCGGCCGAATCGATCGAGGCTTTTCAGTCCTATTGGGACCAGGCGAATACCGTCAATTACAGCGTGCTGCCCTTCAATGCGCGCGACGATCAGGGGCAGACGCTGCCGCCGCCGGCCCGGCAGGAGCCGCCGCAGATGGGGCAGGCCTATATCGAGGGCATCAAGATTGCGCAGCAAGAGCTGATGATGGTCTCGGGCCAATATCAGCCGACAATGGGCCAACCCTCGCCGCAGGTCGAAACCTCAGGTAAAGCGATCGCGCTGAGACAACGGCAGGGTGATAATGCGACGTATCATTATGTTGACAATCTGGCTATCGCTATACGTTTTACTGGCCGTATTTTGCTCGATCTTATACCTCTTATTTACGATACCCAGCGAGTGCTACAAATCATGGCGCCGGACGGCACGGTTGATAGCGTGCAGCTCAACCCGCAGCAGTTCCAGCCTCTGGTGACGATGCAGAACCCGAACCCCGGGCAGGCGGCCACTACGACGGGGGGCGGTCTCTCCCCGCCGACACCGCAGCAGGCGCTTTCGGCCTCGGTGATGCGGATCTTTAATCCTGCGGTCGGGCGTTACGAGGTGCAGGCCGATGTCGGTCCCGGCTATGCGACAAAGCGTCAGCAGGCCTTTGACGCGTTCAATCAGATCATTCAGACCGCGCCGGGGTTGCTCAACGTGGCTGGCGATCTATTGATGAAGGCAGCGGATTTCCCGATGGCCGAGGAATTATCCGAGCGGCTGCAGCGGTTGGTGCCGCCTGAGGCGCTGGGGCAGGGGCCCTCGCCCGATGTGCTGGCCGTGCAGCAGCAATTGCAGGGCGCGCAGGCGCATGTCGCGCTCTTGAGCGAGCAGCTCGCGGTGGCCGAGATGAAGCTGAAGGCGCGCGCCGAGCGCACCGACATCGATGCGTACGATGCGGTGACCAAGCGCATGGGTGCGCTGCTCTCGATGCACGCGACCGATGGACCCTATGTCGATGGCAATGAGGTGCGCGGGCTGATCATGCAGATGGTGCACGACGCGATCCAGTCGAGCGGAATGGCCCAGATCGGCGGCCTGGCGATGCAGGACGCGGCGCAGGCGGGGCAGCTGATCGGCGGTCTGGCGGCACAGGTGCCGCAGGGTGCGCCGCAGTTCGGCCAGGTGCCGCCGCAATTGCCGCCGGGTGTCAGCAACGGGCAGATGGCGGCGATCTCGCCGGTCTCGGCACCGAATATGGGCGGTGGCTGATATGTGGGAGACCTTTTCGCCTGAGCAGCGGCAATGGGTCATGCAGATGATGGGGATGGGACAACCCCAGCCGCAGGCGGGTGCGGGCGCGCCCACGGGTGTGGGGGCGGTTCCCGGGAGCCTGACAAATAATCCGCAGGCGGCGCTGGCGATGCTGCAGCAGCCGCAGCAAGCCGGCCTGGCGGGCACGCTGCAGCAGCCGGGGGCGTCCGCCACGACCAATGCGCTCACCAATCAGCTTGCGGGTGGTGGCGGCATGATGAACCCGCAGACCCGGGCGATGCTGATGCAGTACCTCCAGCAGCGCGGCGGCCAGCCGGCAGCGGGCTTCTGATGCTGCCACAGCCTCAGCAGCAATGGTTCGAGGCGTGGATGGCGCACCAGCAGCAGATGGCGCAGGCGAACCAGCAGCAGATGCAACAGATGCAATCATGGAACCGCACGCCGATCGGCCAGCCGGTCCAGAACCCGCTGTTAGGCCGCATGCAGGTGCCAGCGCTGGCGCAGGGCGCGCCGCAGAGTGCGCTGATGATGTACCTGATGGGCCAGCAGGCTAATGGCGGGATGAACAACGGCGCGCAGCAGGCTGCGGAAGCGGGCCAAGGCGGGGGGTACTGATGGCGGCACCGATGCCTTCACTACCGCCGGGTGCCGGCAATGCATTGCTCGGCGCGCCGGGTGCGCCCGCGCCGGCCATGCCGATCAACGCCCTGACGATGCCGGCCGCGGCGCCGGTTGCGCCGGTCAATGCGCTCGCCGGCCGGCCGACCCCGCCGATTCCGAGAATTCCGAGAATTCCGCCGCGGCCGGGGCCGATCAACCCCGGTATCCAGGAGGTGCCGCGCTCGACCGAGGGGATCAACGATCGCGTGTCGACCCGGATACCGACCAGCGCCAAGCTCGCCATTGATCCGCACGAGCGTCAGGATCTGCGCATCGGCCTGCACGAGATGATGCCCGAGGGACTGCAGCGCAGCCACATCCAGCCGCAGCATTTCGACAAGGCGCAGGCCGGCATCGCCGATGCGATGGCAAAGACCGCGGCGCATATCCGCGAGAACTACCCGCATATCGACCCGACCGGGCTGACCGATCGCGGGACGCTCGAGCGCTTTATCGAGCATGGCCACGACAATATCGTCTCCCTGTGGAACAGCGTGCGCGACAAGCCGTGGCGCGATGCTGCGGTTAACTGGTATCGCGGCGCCAACGGCATTGCGGGCCAACTGGCGGCGCAACATGGTGGCGTCTCGAAGCGCCAGGCCGCGGCGGTGATCGCCTCGCTGTCGCCGCAGAAGGACTGGGACCAGAACGTCTCCCTTGCCGAGCGCGTGCTCGACACTCACCGCAACCATCAGGACACGCTCGTCACGCCGCAGATGCGCGACTTTATGCAGGGGATGGTGGACGCCCGCGACCCCAAGCGGCGAGCGGCGATCGACATGCTGGTGAATGGTGGGACGCACAAGACGACCGGCGAGACTTATGCGCCGATCACCACCGAGACCCGGCTGCGCGACCTGACGAGCCCCGAGCAGCAGGCGCTGTTTGTCCGCGCGCTCGACGAGATGCACAGCCCCAACCGCGGCTACTCGATCATCTCGCCGACCGGCGCGCGCACGCCAGCCCAATACACCAATGCCAAGGGAGAGAGGGTGCCCAACACGGTCGCCTGGGGCGGCCTCGGCGAGATCAGCAACGCGATGCGGGCGCTCTCCGAAGACAGCCGGTCGAACATCTCGCGGTCGCTCGGCGGCATGCACAAGGTGCGTAACTTCTACAACAACATCGTGGCACCGGATTCGCCGCACGGCGATATCACCGCCGACACCCACGCGATCAACGCCGCGATGATGACACCGATGGGCGGTGGCCATCCCAAAGTTGCCGAGGGGCTCGGCAGTGCCGGGCAGGCACCCGCCTATAGCGGCAGCAAGGGGCTTTACGGGCTCTATGCCGACGCACACCGCCGCGCCGCGGACACCATCAGCCGGATGGAGGGCAGGCGTTACCTGCCGCGCGAGGTGCAGAGTGTCACCTGGGAAGCAGTGCGCAATCTTTTTAAGAAAGAGCACAAGGCGATCGACGAGAACGGTATGCCGACACATCCGGTGGGGCAGACGGCGCATGGCGCGCTGCAGGCGGCCCGGCACGGCTTTATGCCACCAGAAATGGCGAGACAGGCGATTATCCGCGCTGCGGGTGGTATAAGAGACCCTTCCTGGCACACCGGCGTGATGGAGGCGGACAATGGCTGAGCATGATGATGAAGCGCCCAACTGGGCCGAAATTGCCAAGATGGATCCGGTGGTTCACGCGATGATGGGCGCGGGGATGCCGATGACCCGCGAGAACTACATCAGCACAAACTGGGGTGAGCCCGGGACGATGGACTATCCAAAGGAGTGGACGCAGGAGCACGAAGATCAGCTCCCCGAGCCGTTCCAGCGGAAATAATCCCTGATGGCCGGGCGCTGAGCGCTGATGGACCTGATTATCATCATCATCGTGCTGTTGCTGATTTTTGGCGGCGGCTTCGGCTATTACCGTGGCGGCTATTACGGCGGCTTTGGCATCGGCGGCATTCTATTGGTTGTGTTGGTGCTGTATCTGCTCCTAGGGCGAGGACGGTTCTAGACAAGGAGGGTGATGCATGAGCAGCCGCATCAGGATGGACGGTGCGGGACCGGGCGATGATCTACCAGCACCAGTAGAAGAGCCCGCTACGTCGCAGCCGCCGCAGCAGGCTCCAGAGCCGTCACCGCCGCCGGCTGTCGAGCCGGAAGAGGGTGACGAGGCGCCCAAAGCGGCAGATCCCGATGAGATCAAGCGGCGCATCGATCGTCTGACCCGCGAGAAATACGAATCGCAGCGGCGGTTTGACGAGCTGCAGAGACAGTTTAACGAGTTCCAGCAACGCACCCAACCACAGGGCGTGCCGGACCCGGCGCGCGAGGCCGAGCAGCGCGGCTATCAGCGGGCGCAGTTTGAAGCGGTCGAGCGCGACTTTAATGCGCGCTGCAACGATATCTACCGCAAGGGCCGTGACGAGTTTGGCGAGGAGATGGATGAGGCGGTGGCCGCGTTGACCGCGGCAGGTTGGAACGCCAATCGGCCGGACGCGCTCGCCGCTCTGACGCAATTACCCGACGCGCACAAGGTCTACCACCACCTCGCCAGCGACCTCGACAACGCCGCTCGGGTGCTCTCGTTGCCGCCGATGCAGATGGCGATGGAGCTGACCCGGCTCGCTGGGGATCCGGGGACGCGAGCGTCAGTGCCAGGCGACGTGTCGCGAGCACCAGCGCCGATCCGCCCCGTTGGCGGCAATTCGGCACGGCGCGCGCTGTCGAGCGACGACCCCAGGCTATCGATGGCGGACTTTATCCGGCTGCGGGATAAGGAGGAGCGCCGCTCGCGGATACTGCGCTGAAAAAAGGCGGACGGGATGTCAAGAGAGGGGGCGATATCCCGTCCAAGTCATCAGTGACCATTACCAACGACGGTGTCGTTAGCAGGCCAATTATCGCACAGGGCCGCTCCTGGAAGGAAGGGCCGATGCTTAATCTGGTGCTGCTGATTTTTGCGTTCGTGCTGGCGCTGATCCAGGCCTTTCGCCCGTGGACCACGCCGTTTCCTGTCCCGCATCTCGGCTGGCTGGCGATCGCGCTTTTTCTGCTGACACACATCCTCGGCGCGCCCGGATTGCGCTGATGCGCCATCTCGCGCTGTGCTGCCTCTTACTGTCGGGTTGCGGGTTTAGCCTTCAGCCCGAGGCCGATCCGGCGCAGCAGCAGCTCTTGCAGTTCCTCGAGGCCCTCGACCTTCAGCAGCAGCGCGAGATTTTTGATGAGGAGCAGCAGCTCGCGGCCCGCGCCTGCCCGGCCGCCGCCGTCGCGCGCCGCCTCCATCGCTAAGGGAGGGCCGCCGAAGCGGGCCCTCCCTCTCCCTCGGCTTAGATTCGCTTTGGGGCTGGCGTCGGCGGCGGCGGCAACGTGTTGTCTACCTCAGCGGGTGGCACCGTCGTCGGCGGCAGCGGCTGTTCCGGCTTCAGGCTGGTGTCGATGACGGTCCACCTGTAACCGACACCGACAATCCACACGAGGCAGAGCAACTCGGTCTCACCCAGAGCGGGCGGGAGCGGCGGCCAGACCGCGCCAGGAGGCAGCGGCAGCTCGTTGTCTGGCCCCGCTGGCGGAAAGTAGATCGGGTGCTCCGGTGTCACCGGCTGCGGCGGCAGACCCTGATCGGGGCCAACCGGGCGCGGTGGGCGCGGCCAGACATGCGGTGGGCGCGGCAGATCATTGCCGGGCTTTACCGGGTAGGTCGGCGGCAGACCCTGATCGGGGTGCGCCGGGGTGCCCGGCAATTCATTGTCGACAACGGGAGGCAGGGGATAACCGTAGCCGGGATCAACCGGCCCCTCGATGCCATAACCCGGATCGACCGGGGGGCGACCGCCGGGCGCGATCGGATGGCTGGGATGGCCCTCGCCGACCCCGTAGCCGGGATCGACCGGGCCACTGACTTCGCGGACATGAATAGGCGAACGACTGACTGCAACATAAGCCATGTGGTTGTTTCCTTTTCCGCACGGTGAACGCCGGCTCGTTCATACGGCAGATTCGCCCTGCCGCCTACCTCTTGTAGGCAAAACAAAACCCGATTATCCTTGACATCTTCCCTCTCGTAGGGATGCGCCGCCTTCCCTGGCTTAACGGGATGCGCCGGTCTTCGCCTGGCTTAATGGCGATGCGCCTCCTGCGCTGGCTTAACGCGCGGAACCCCGTCATCTCTCGGAGGGTTTCCGTCGTGCCCAATTCACTTCTGACGATCAGTCAGATCACCCGCGAAGCCGTCCGCCTGTTTCGCAACTCGAATTGGTTCTTGCGTACCATTGGGAGGCAATTCGACGAGGAGTTCGGCCGGCAGGGTGGCAAGATCGGCTCGCAGCTCCGCATCCGTCTGCCCAACGACTACACCCTGCGCACCGGGCCAACCGCGGTTCCGCAAAACACCAACGAGCAGAATACCACGCTCGTGCTGGCGACCCAGATGGGCGTGGATGTGTCGTTCTCGTCGGCCGAGCGGGCGCTCTCGTTGGACGACTATTCGCAGCGCATCCTGGCTCCCGCCGTCAATATCCTCGCGGGCGGTGTCGCCGTTGCCGTCATGGCGAACATCGACCAGGCGAGCAATTTGGTTCAGAACACCGACACTAGCGGCAATATGATCAGCCCGACCGCGGGCACCTGGCTCGCTGCGGGGGCGGTCCTCGATCAGAACGGCGCGCCGCGGAACGACCGTTTTATCGTCATGGACCCGCTGACCCAGGCGCGCACCGTGACCAGCCTCATGGGGCTCTTCAACCCGCAGGCTAAAATCAGCGATCAGTATGTTCGCGGCACCATCACCGTCGACACCCTCGGTTTTGACTGGGGCATGGATCAGACGACGATGCTACACACAACCGGGGCTTATGGTGCAGGCACGACCGTGGCCGGGGCAAACCAAACCGGTGCGGCGCTGACGGTGGCGGCGCTGCCGGGGCCGCTCAATACCGGCGATGTTTTCCAGATCACCGGGGTGCATGCGGTCAACCGCGTCACCAAGGTGTCAAACGGCAACCTGGCGCAGTTTGTCGCCACCGCTCCGGTCCTTGCGGGTGCCACCTCGATCCCGATCTACCCAGCGATCACCCCGGCGATCCCCGGGACACCGCCGACCCCGGTGCCGTTCCAGACCGTCGACGTCTCGCCCGCAGCCGGTGCGCCGCTGATCTTTGCGACCAAATCAGCAGCAGCCTTCCGCGAGAACTTTGCCTATTACTCCGAGGCGCTGACGCTGGCGACCGCTGAACTCGAGATGCCGCGTGGGGTGCATGAGGCGGCGCGCGAGACCTACGACGGTATCTCGATGCGCATGATCACCGACTACGCGGTGCTGTCGGATCAGTTTATAACCCGCCTCGACATCCTCTTTGGGTCGTTGATGATCCGGCCTGAGTGGGTCGTCAAGGTGGCGGACGTTCCGTAAGGAAGGAGCAGGGATGGCGGCAGCACCAGCAGTACCGGGGAACGCCGGTCGGGCCGACTATCCCAAGATGCTTTTCCTGCGCGACGGCCGCACGATGGTCGTCGAGACACCGGAAGAGCATGACACGATGGCGCAGGAGGGCTGGGAGCAGATACCCGGGGCGATCCATACGACGCCGAACCCGACCTTCTACGGCATGTCTGCCGGCGACCCGTTGGCTCAATTGATTCGTGAGACGCTCGAGGCTGTGCTTGACGAGCGCGGCATCGGCAAGAGGAGGATAAAGTGATGGCGATGATGCGCGACGATAAGGGCAGCCACAGCACCGCGACCAAGCGCGATGCGTACACCGAAAAGCGGGCGCGCGAAGCTCGCCCCGGCGGCGCCTACGATGCCGGTCCCGGCCGCGAGGGCCTGCCCATGGCCCGCGACATGGACCGGCCGCGCAGCCCCTGCGGTACGTTCGATCGCACCGGCAACAGCCGCGGCGGCATCGACGGCGGGATCCGTAAGATCCAAGACTAGGCGATGCAGGTTCAGGATCTCATCAGCCTGTCGTTGCGCACGGCGGGGATCCTTGGCGTCGGTCAGGTTGCACTGCCGCAGGATCTGACCGACGCGCAGAACATGCTCACGCTGATGATGAAGCAGTGGCGGCAAAAGCGCTGGCTGGTCTTTCGCCTCGACTGGATCATCTTTCCGCTCACCGTCGGCAAGCCGACCTATACCGTTGGTCCGGCGGTGGGGACACCCGATGTCGCCGTTCCCGGCAATTTCCGCCCGGCCAATATTCAGTCTGTCTATCTGCGCCAGAACGTCGGCTCGGGGCCGAACAGCTACCCGGTGGATTTTCCGATCCGCAACATGCAATCGCGCCAGCAATACGACGCGATCCGGCTGAAATCCCTGCAATCCTGGCCAGCGGCGATCTACTACGACCCGACGATCAGCAACGGCACGCTCTACATCTGGCCGATCCCGGTGCAGAACCTGTTTTCGCTCTACATCGCTTATCAGGAGGCGATCGACCTGGCGGCCGAGGGCGCACAGACGCTTGAGCTTGAAACCATTGTGCCGGCCGAGACCGAACTGGCGCTGATGTACAATCTCGCTCTGTTGCTGTGCATCAACTACAAGCTGACGCCCGGTCCCGATCTTGCGGCCGCGGCGCGCTCGACGCTCAATGTCCTGCGCCAGACCAATTTTGCGATGCAGCCGGCCCAGATGCCGGATTCTCTGCGCCGTACGGGTGTGCGGATGAAGAACCCGATGGGCGGGTTCTACTACCCGGAAACCTCCGCAGGTATCCCCGTCACCACCACGCTGGGGTAAGCCATGGCTCATCTGCCGGGCAATGGGGTGCATGTGTGGCGGCAGGGCGAGCAGCTCACCGCCGAGCAACTCAACGACTCGTTCGCTGCCGTGAGGGCGCAGGCCGAGGGCGCGTTTGTGCAGGCGCTGACGCCGAACCCCGCGGTCGTCGGCCTGGAGATGCGCCTCGGGCGCATCGAGCAACGGGTCGCCGCCCTGGAGCGGCTTGCCGCGATGCACGAGCGTCAGCGCAACGAGAAGGAATGGGCGCCGCTCTCGCATTTGGGCGCGGTCCTGCAGCGGGTGATGAACCTGCAGACGAGTGTGGAGGACGCGGTCGAGCGGGTGGAGAAGGCGCATGCCGAGGTGATCCGCATCCATAATGACCAGCATCTGCGGCTCTTGCGGATCGAGCAGCGGCCCGAGGCGGCAACGATCGAGGAGCACACCCAGCTGGCCGAGATGCATGCCGAAACGATGATGCGTTCCAAGATGGCGTTGGGCCAGGCGATCGGCTTGCGCCACGAGGTCGACATTCTGCGCAAGCTGGCGCTGGGGCACGACCGCAACGCCAACCGCCTCGAGTTTGCCCCGCTCGCGCCGTTCGCCCCCTTATTGCA